GGTAGGCGCTACGCAAAAAACCTAAACGGCCAATTTTTGAAAGTATGTTTTATATGGAAAATACTGATCGGATACCGACCACGCAGCAGGAAGAGGAGCACTTTCGCAATATCTCATCCTGGCCTTTCGTTCAACAGACAGCAGTCGAAACGCCAGACAAGCAATCAGACATCGGAGCCGATGCCAGCAACGGCGATCTGCAAAGCGAATACGAAATACGCTGCGCGTCTCTGGTCGTCGTTCGCAGCGGAATGGCCTCGTGGCACGAGTCTGCAACGTTTGTTTCTATCTCTGACGAAGGCGGAGGAGATTTTGTCGAGGTATCGCAGACTCCTTCGGACAGACTGAAGCAGATTGTTGCAATCGACCCGGACGAATGGCCGACGCTTCGCCTGGCGATTGACAAGATGATTGCCGCTTGCGCTGTAACGGCAAGAAAATGATCAAACTGACCAACAAGGATGTCGTCGTCCGGTGCATGACGACCATCGAGCAGTGCCAGGAGCACGTCAACGCGCTGCACGGCGCAGGTAATTTCATCCGGGCTCATCTGTCGCACGAGACGCACGGAGACAGCGTTTACCACGATCTGCTGATGCGGATCGAGTTAGATGAATGGAGAAAATTGTTCATGTGGGCGCTGACAATCGACTCTGACACGCAGGACCGCATCAAGGCAGCTGCGCACGAGCGATTCCTCTTTGACCGCATGTGTGTAGATCAATATTTCAGCAATGGTCGCACGCCGAGCGCATGGCTGGCCGCAGACGAAGACGAGTTCCGCAGGATGGCGCGCGAGATGTTTGCTCCTGACAGTATGATCAACGAACGCAGGAGTAATAAAGGCGATACTGATGTCTAGCGGAAAGGATGTTCCAATGAGAACTGAAAAATCACTGCGTGATGTAGCTGCCGCCATTGAACAAGCTTCAAATGCGCTTGACGAAATACTACGAAGGTCACTTTACGACAATCCGCCGAAACTTTCGTTTGAACAGAAGGTTATTGCAGCGGTGCGCAACATAGAAAATGGTGATCCTTTGAGAGATTTTCTTACCTACGAGGAGGTAGAAAAAGCAATCATAACACTTGCTGATATCTACACCGTAACTGGAGTCACCATGCCGGAGGATTGGTATTAGCGATATGACAGCAGAACTTGACCTCGATGATGTCGCCGCGCAGAGCAAAAAGGCTGCGGCAGAGCTTGCGGAATTGCGGGTCGAGCTGGAAAGATTGAGATCAGACTGCGCAGAAATGACGTCAAAGCATAGCGCGCTCGAAGATTCATACATGAAGCAAGGTAATGCAGCTGCTGAAATGATCTCGCACCGAGACCGCATCATCAAGAGCCTGCGATTGCTGGCAGAAAGGAGTTAGCGTGCTCCAGATAAAATACACCAAACAGCGTGACAGATTCCAGACCGTCACCGTGCTCGGAGATCCTGAAGGGATCCGGGATCTGTACTGGCAGCTCACGAAGAACTACACGTGCAGCGACGGGACGGGAATTGGCGATGTCCGCGTGATCAACCTGGATGGCGACGACGTGACCATGTACGTCATGACAAACCCTCACGACAACGCGACTCGACTTAGCAATCTCGACTGATCGAACCAGTTATGCAGCAACACAACGAGAGGAATAGCATGAGCGAGTACCACAAGATTCAAAGCATATACAAGCGCGACATGAGCAGCGGGCGCAAAACGTTGATGGAAGGAGAATGGACACTGCCAGAGTTTGAATACCTGGCTTGCAACGTTTGGACGTTCACCGAAAAGGTGGACGGTACGAACATTCGCGTTATATTCAAGGACGGCTGCATCACTTTTGGCGGTCGAACAGACAACGCACAGATCCCGGCGCAATTGGTGTCCAGATTGAACGAGCGTTTCCTGCCGCTGGCCGCGAGGCTAGGCGAGATATTCACAGACAGCGCTGCGGTGCTGTACGGCGAGGGCTACGGCCCAAAGATTCAAAGTGGCGGCGGCAACTATCGCGCGGACCAAGACTTCGTACTGTTCGATGTGCGGGTTGGAAACTGGTGGTTGCAGCGCGGCAACATTGAGGATGTTGCGCAGAAGCTAGGTATCGACGCGGTGCCGGTCATTGGCGAGGGCACGCTGCATGACGCTGTGGCTTGGGCGAAGCGCGGCATCCGATCGACATGGGGTGACTTCGAGGCCGAGGGCATCGTGGCGCGGCCGAAGACAGAACTTATGGCGCGCAACGGGAGCCGTCTAATCACCAAGATCAAATGCCGCGACTTTGCCGCATAACGCCAAGTTAACCAGTTTTTTATACTAACAGGAGCAATGATGACAACAACCGCTGCCGAAGCAAGTCAGGTTTATCCTGCTGTTAGTCCAAGCACTATGTCTGCGTTTTTGGATGCATTGAACGGCAAACGCGGCGACTTAGACGCATGGCTTGAGTTCAACAACGAGGCCGAGGTCCGCGAGCATGTGCTGGCGTTGGTGAAGTATGAGCGCGAGAAGTGCGCGAAAATCTGCGACATGGCTGCTGAGATGGCGTGGTCGCGATGGGATCTCTTGGCTCTGCAGTTTGATCAAGGAGGCGCATTTGAGGCGGAGAAAATTGCCGACGAAATCAGGAAAGCATAAGAGCTAGAGCAGCGCACATCAGTGCAATCACGGTAGCCACAGCGGCCCACAGGCGCACAGTGCGCGCCAGATCCACGTCGTGCTTTAACGTAGCAAGATCCTTCTTTATCTGGTCCATGCATACGCGACATTTCGCGTCCCTGGCGCGTTGCTTGACTTCGATCGAGCCTATGCGGCGGTCGGTGTCGTGGTCCACATCAAATCAGCGTAGGAGGCCTGTCAAGCGCCGCCGATATGTCACGCATCAGCGTTTCGGTCATAGCGTCCTTCTCGCCATCCGCACGCGCCTCTGTCGCAACATCCTGCAGCACGCCATATGCCCGCACGAGCAGCTTTCGCAGCAGCAGCACTTCAGCCTGCTGCGCTTCCTGGCCTGCGATTGCAAACAACTTGGAAAACGGCATCATTTCCGATCCGTCATCGGCCGGCCTGCTACGATAAGCCGTGATCATTGCGCGACCCGCGTACCGGAATTCCCGATTCCAGAGTCCGTGACCCAATCAGCGATGTCCGTGCTACGCCTGCGCAGTCTTTGAATACCGGAATCAGACTCAGGCTTTCCGGCAACGTGATCCTCGTGCGACTGCCTGAGCGCATTAAATTCCACAGCGAATTTTCCGACCGCCGTATGTAGTTGAGCGCGTGTCTCCCTAGCAATGGACAGCATTTCTAGCATGATCAAAATCTGGATAGCCCAGATTATTCCAAACACCACGAACGCCCCAAACGACACTTCGATCATCTATTTTTCATCCTTTCCAGATCATCAACCCGTCTTTCCATCGCATCAAGTTGCTTCTGCAGGCGGTCTTCCAATCGCTGTGCATCTGCCCCGCGGAAACGATCGCTGGTGGCCGTAGCCTTCTCAGCCCGTAGGGCCTGCAACTCTTCAAGCACAAACCGCTGTCGCTCGCTAATCGCTGGTATCAGCTCCACCTGAGCCGCGCGGCCCTCGTATTTGGTGCGCAATTCCGTGAGCGTCTGCTGCATGGAAAACAGCGATGTCGCGGCGGCGATCAGCCCGGCAGTCAGTCCGCCAGTAAGCACCGTCGACCATTTGATTTGACCTTCTTCGTCCTTGATGATCGATGTCGCGGCCACAGCCAGCACCGCAGAATGCTCTGACGTCTCTCTAGCCTTCGCGAGAATCTGAAGCCAGGTATCGTGCATCACGTCCATGCGTTCTCGCCTTTCAGTTGATCAGCCGTCAGACGTCCGCAGTAAGCCGCACGACGTTGGTGCCGTCTGCCAAAAGTTTTGCACGTTTCGTCTGCGCGACGACGACGCCAGACCCGGCAGAAGTCTTGACAGTGACGGTGTACGCTCCGCTCGTGTTGTTGAAAACGGCGCCTTGCCAGTCGTTCGGAACCACGACGTTGCGGTTTGTACCAAGTGTGCCGTTGATCGTAAGGTATCCGGCGCGGCTGGTTGCGCCTGACAATGTGACGTCTCCGGACGATAGGTCGACGGAGCTCCGCAGGACAGCCCAGGTTGGCGTCATCCAGACGCGGTGATCATCGTAGGACGTGACGGACGATCCGCCGGTGACGATAACGTAGAGCAGAAGGAGCTCATCGGCAGCGGCCGAGCTTCCGGTAACGACTCCGATGGTGCCGTCTAGCTTGAGGTACACGCGGTTGGTGACGCTCGCGGTCAGGGTCAGCGTGCCGTTCGCGACCTCGGTCAGCGAACCGTCATACTTGTTGATCCATCCGCCGTAGTATCCCCAGGTGAGACCTGAGCAGGCTGATGCGCGCCGGGCGCCGAACATGGCAGGCGACGATGCGTCAAACAGGGCATTGGCCGATACCGCTTTTCCGGATTGCGATTCAGAGAGCAGGTCGAGATGGGTTGTACTGTCGGCCATGCGTTACCTCGTGATTGATGTGGTGAGCGGGTAGCCGCGGCCGATGGTCGCGGAAAGCTGGTAGAGCTTCAGGTATAGCGTGGATTGATTGGATCCGAAATCGATTGTCTGGTCGGCCGACGAGTACGCGGCCGTTTGCGCGGTCGCGATGATTGTCCGCTTGACGGCGGCGTATGAGCCCGAATCGTAGATGTCAATTTGGTACTGCTCGGCGCTCTCTCCGATCGGAGCATCGACGTAGTCGCGCCATTCGGTGTCGACGCGCGATCTTCTGGTCCACAGCAAGGTCCAGTCGCCTGTTCCCGGGTCTCGGCTGCCGTTGAGCAGGATCGGCGCCAGCGGCTTGAGGTTGATTCCGAAATAGGTGAACGATCGGTTGCCGTCGGTCGAGAAGTCGCGGCCGGTGGTGATTCCTCGATAGAGCAAGGCGGCGCCGATCTGTGCGGAATCCATCGGGATGGCTTCCAGGTCTGCACTGTCGAGCAGGATCACGGAATCGCCTGCGGCGTGCAGCCCCATGGCCCATTCCGTCCCGAATCTCCCTCTCAACAGGTCTTGAAGCAGATACGTTTTTCCGGTGACCAGCGTGCATTTCTGGGCTGCGATGATTTCCCAGCGGCCGTCGGAACCGTAGGCAAAGTGATTTGCCCCGGATAGCATGGCGAGCAGCGTCGTGTCGTAGAGATCGCCCTGCGCCAGCGACACCGTGAGAATGCTTGATGCGTCTACCATGCGATGCTCGACGACTCCAATCGCATTGCTCGCAGCGCCGAACGTGGCGCCAGGCGGTCCAAATTCCTGTCGCTCAAGCCAGCTCGATCCACCATCAACGGACTGATACAGAAATCCGCCGCGCCATCCAGCGAGTGCTCCAGCCATCGCCGCCAGCATGGCCGGACCATCCTGGGCGCTGGATACGCGCGGTAGGTCAAGCAGGTGATAGACGCTGCCTCCGGATCTGGTGATCGTCGTCGATCCGTTGGACGAGCTGGACACTCCGACAGCGGCCGGCGTGTAGATGGCAGCGCTCGCGTACTTTGCCGAGACCTCCAGCCGCTGGTCGCTGGTGTAGCTGATCGCGGTGATGCGCAGGCTGATGTTGCCCTCGTCAGTTTCGACGGTGACGACGTCGCCTGGCTGGAGATGGTTATAGATCGGCGGCAGGGTAAGCTCCACGTCCTGCCGTTCCAGCCAATACAGGTAGAGCAGAACCTCAGCCTTGCCGGCTGCTTCGGTGGCAGTCAGCACGATCGGCAGATCGAGGACGGTGATGTTGATCGCCGTCGTATTCAGCCGTTCTGCATACTGCGCGCCGGTATCATACTCGCGATCGGCGTCGATGTAATTGATCGTGACGCGCCGCGGCAGTTCGGTATCCATCTCGCGCGCGGTCTTGATCTGGATGCCCGGCGGCGATCCTTCTGGCTGGCAGTCCAGATCGACCGCTGGAATCGTCGCCACGGAAGATGATCCGCGCAACTGGAAGCGGATGTCGTAGCCGTCGGGAACGACGTCAAAGGGCCAGGCGCCCTGCAGTGGCTCGAGTGCTGAGCGGATGGATCCTACTGAGGAGATGCGATAGCCGCGCACGTCCTGGGTTAAGCTGCTGACATCGATGTCGCCGGCGGCGAGAATGCCGGAACGCAGGCATTCGGCCGAGACAATTGTTCCCAGACCGACCGGCAATGATCCAGAAATTTGCTTGGTGATCCTGAATCCATCTCCGGATCCGCTTGGCACAGCGATGAGCAGGAAATTGCCGTAGAACGCCTGGTGATTCAGTCCGAGGTTCGGTCCGTCGTAGTAGGTCCAGTTATCAACCCCGTCCGGGCTGTAGTAGCAGGTTCCATTCCCTCCGCCGTCTCCTACCCAGACGTTGTCGCCGTCAGAGAGCATCCAGTATTCACGAATCGGAACATTGGTCACAGTCCACGTTACTCCGTCGTCTGACCATACCATCAGTGGACCGCTGCCACTTGGCCCGGTGCCCTGGCCAACGAACAAAATCCTGCCCTTGTGGACGCATCCTTGCGTGAAATTGTTGAGGTCTCCGGACATGGTGTAAGCGGTTGTCCAGCTCCCAGACGCCGCAGTCGGAGACGTGTAGACGATTGGGTCGCTTCCTGCCTGTCCTACGACGTACCAGCTGTTCGATTCTTCATGCCATACCGGAGTGTCGTTAAAAAGGGTTCCTGATGGTGGCGTTTCTGCGGTCCAAGATAACCCGGTTGGAGATGTGTAAAATGATCCAGAATCAGTCGTTGCGAGAAAATACGATCCGTTCCACTGGATATCCAAAACCCACACCCAGTCGAACATCACTAAAGCCCACGAAACTCCGTGGTCAACGGACCTCCATATCGATCCGGATGAGCTGATGCCATAGCACAGAAGCACGCCATTGCCGTCTGATGCTACTCCTTTGCGATACGGAGCGGTCCCAGGGAGCGCGTGCTCCTGCCATGACAGGCCGTCTGCAGAAACAGCAACGACATGAGTTGAATTCGCAGTCGTGCAATAGACGGTTCCGTCATACGTACCCTTCACCCATGTCTGTCCGCTCGGCATTGAAAAGGTCTGGTACGGGTAGGTGTATGTCAAACCAGCCTGCATTACCTCGACACGCACCTGCGCGCCGGCTAACGAATTTCCGTAATTGGCCAGCGGCAGATCGTAGAAGACGATGTAACAGAGCCCGCGGTAGGCCGGCGTGTTGTCGATGCCTAGGTCGGCCTGTATGCGCGGGTCGGCATCCTGCGTTTCGCTGCCTGGATAGAAGGTGAAGAGATCGGACGCCTCGTTGCTGGCGATGATCGTGTCCGTATCGCTGGAGCCCGAATCGTAGAAAAGCTGGCCGCCGATCCAGATTCTCCGGACTGCCGTCATCTCGCCTTCGCACAGCGCGACGGCGAAGGTCGCCGAATAGCTGTACGTCCTGGTAGTCGTTTTTGACGCGCCTCCCTTGCCGCCGGATTTCTTCTTGGTGACGGTCTCGCGGATTGCGTTGTTCTCGAGCCAGATGATGTTTCCGTTGAGCGCGACCGTTCCATACACGCGCGGGATTACGCTGCCGTAGGTCGAGGTTTGAACGGTGAGGTCTTCGAGACGCGGGCCTTCGACGACCGGCCCCTTGGGCTTGTCGAGCAAGCCGCCGAGCATTAACCCAATCTGCGCACCGTACTTGAGGCCGGTCGGACCGCCAATGAAAAATCCTGCGATGCCGCCGACGACACCACCAATTGCCTGCCCAGCGCTGCTCATACGAGACCCACGAATCGATAGGCGCAGACGATGCGCACGTACCAATTGCGCGTGATGGCGTGCTCGACAACCTTGCCGGACGCAGCGCAGCAGTGGATCATCGTCAATCGATCCGGTTCGATTTCGTTTGACGCGACAATCGCCAGGTGCTGCGGATCATGCTTGATGCGCAGAAGCAGGAGATCGCCTGGTGCGATGTCGGCGATATCGATGCGCACCAGGCACGGCTGCTCGTCGATGCTGCGCTCGAGCGTCTGGCCATCGGGCTCGCGTCCGTAGCAGCGGCGATCAGTAACCGTCAAGCCGGCGGAGCTGGCCGACAGCACGGCCAGGCCAGCACAGTCTAGCGCTTCACCAGGAACGCGACCCTGATGCCTGAACGGCGTCCCGAGCATCTGCCGGGCCGCTGAAACGATCTGATCGGCAATCTCAGCCATCAGGTGCCGCCTTTGCCGAACTGCGCATAGGTGCTGCCGACCGGGATATGCGCAAATCCGCCGAAGTTGAGGACGTTGCTGTACGTCGTGCTGCCGTTCCAGCGTGCCTGACAATCGCTGAGGCGCTTGCGGCATCCGCGCACCATCGAGTAGGCGTCACCCAGCTGCGGCAGGTAGTAGAACGGCTCGTAGGTCTCGATGGTGCCGTTCAGCGCATAGCTCTTGATTTCGATGGCCTTCAGGCCGGCGTTGGCTCCACTGGTGAAGCGGATGGTGCCGGCGCCGAAGGTGTCGGCGGCCTCGGTGCGGTACGAGTCGCGGAAATTTGAGGCGCTGGTGACGGTGGTCAGCGTTCCCGTCACGGTGTTGGCGGCGAGGCTCACCTTGCAGCCGGCGAACTCGGTGCCGCAAAAGGTCTTATGACAGGCGGCGGTGTAGGTGCGGCCGACGGACTGGCCGAGCGCATCGATCAGCGACATACCGCCGATGCGATACCGATCGTCTGCGACCTCGGTCTTGCCGAAAATGCCGGCGACGATCGGTTCTTCGTTTTCGACCGGAGCCAGCCAGGACGTCGCGAAGATGTAGACCCGTGCGCCATCGAAGAGCCCGCTGGCGACGGCGGCGCGGCTGATGCCAGCCGGACCGGCAATGCCTTCAAGGTCGATCGACGCCGGAGAAAATCCGGCGGTTGCCGCGTATCCGGTGAATTCGTATCCGCTGGTCGACAGGTAGGTATGGCCGCCGATGCTCAGATCCCGCGGAAAATCGGTGATGTAGATCGGGCTGCCCGTCACCGGTTCGACGCGCAGGCACATGACGCGGGTCTTGTAGTCGGCGACTGCGGATTTCATGGCGCGAGGATCTCCACCACTTCAATCGATGAGATTTCGCGCACGGTCTTGGTCAGCAGCGTGACGTCAATGTCGCTGTTGAAGCGGCAGGGCAGATCGAACTCGCAGCCGCCGGTGACGGTCTCGGACGCCTGCGGCTGGGTGTTGGCTGTGCCTCCAGAGGTATAGGTGCTGTACCCTGTGGAGTTGATCGAAACGGTAATGGTGTCCGTCGTGGAAGCGGTGATGGTTCCGCGCTGACCGTTGATCTCAGTCATTCCGACGACGCCGGAAAAGTGGACTGAATCTCCAATGCTGAAGCTGTGGGCGACGACGCCGACTACTGCGCTTGATGCTTTGCTGATGCTAGTGATCGCCTTGGTCTTGTTTGGCGAGAATGTGATCCGCCCGGTCGTGCTGTCAAGCGTCCATCCGCTTGCCCAGCTGACGCCGCCAACGGCGACCAGCGCCGTCCCGGATACCGGCTTGTATATGGTCCGCACTGGCAGTCCTGCGCCGCTCGGCGTGCCTCCCTGTCCGTATGCCTTCTGCATCTGGTAGACGCCGGCACTGATGCGGACAAGCGTCTGGTCGATGGCTGTCGGCGCCGACCGGCCATCGGTGCGCGTGGTGCAGTCGTCCGGCCAGCGGACGCGGAAACCGGCATAGCGTCCATGCGCCCGGTCGTAGAGATCGAGGACGCGCTTGATGATGTCGTCGCGCAGGCTGGTAAATTGGATGGTGAAGCTGCGCATAGGCAGATTGTGCACGAGACGACGGTACTCCGATCCGCCGGCGGTGCGGGTGATCTGCACCTGGTACGACGACCGCGCCTGGGCGCCGATGCGGACTTCTTCCGGCATGCGCTCCTCGAGAAACTCAGGCATATCTGGCGGCTCCCGCAACGGTCTGTCCGATGCGCCTGGCGATGTCGCCGGCGGCCTGCCGGAGATCGCCGCCGGACGACCCGGATCCCATATTAATGATGACGCTGATGTTTTGCCCGCCGCCAGGCCGGTTCTGCGCGGCAGGGACGATGCGCTCGCCCTGGTGCACAACGGCGAGCATGTCACGCGGCACGTAGGGCGTCCCGACGTCAAAGCTTGGCAGTAAGCCTGAGAGGCTTTCCAAAAGCGATCCCAAGAGCCCGCTAGATCCGCCTCCGCTGCTGCCGCCACCTTTCCCGAAATCGCCGAACAGGCGGCGGACGAGATCGGCCGCGACGGCTTCGGCGATCATGCGGCGGATCATGTCGCCGAACGATTGCAGCATGCTCTTGGTGCCGTCTGCGAACGGGTCGAACAGGAAATTGGCGAATGACGTTTGCATGTTCTGCGCGGCGTTCTTCGCGAACTCGTCGAGCAGGGTGGTGGTGTCTTCGCCTTTTGCTTCCAGCCGCTGCATTTCTTCACCAGCTTTCGATGCGGCACGGCCGAAGGTTTCGATGTTGATGGCGCCGGCGTCGAGCAGGGTGACGAGCCGGTCAAGCTCGGCATTGAGGGCTTCGGTCGGCGTGCGAACGGACTCAAAAACACGCGCGCCCTCGGCGAACAGCTCGAGGCGTTCGCGCTGCGCTTCTGCTTCCTTCTCGGCTTCTGCCCGAGCTGCCTTGATGTTGTCGAGCGTTTCTGCGTAGCCACGGGCGATCGCGATATTCGCGGCCGATGCGGTCTTGTACTTTCCGTCCGCAATCGCCATTTCGAGCTTCTCGACTTCGCTCAGTTCCTGCGTCGCGCGGATCTGGTCGCGCAGTTGTTCGACGAGCCGTGTCCCGTCGTCAATTGCCTTGGCGGTCCGTCCGCCGCCTCCGCGTGCCGGCCGATCTGCTGCGCCGCCGCCGATAAATTTCTTGAGTGCAGCATCTGCAGGCGGTTTCTTTGCGTCTGCTGCCGCTTCCTGTTGGCCGCCAGCCTTGTCCTTGCCGAAGCGGCGCAAGGCATCGAGCTGGCCGCGCACGCCAGCAATTTCCTTGTCAATCTCACCTGGCTTGCCAAAGACCAGGTTATTGAGAATGCCGCCGCCCGATTCCTTGGCGTTCTTCGCGCGGCGCTCGAGTGTGGCAAGTTGCTCTTCGAGCGTTTTGATCTGCCCGGCCTTGCTCGGGTCGATTTCGCCCAGCGCGAGGTCAAACGGGAGCTTGGCCAGGCCGGCAAGACCGCGAAACACGGCTGCGAGCCCCTCGCCCTTTGATGCGAGCTGCTCGACGCTTTCAGCAGTCCGAGTGAGCGATGGAACCAACGAATTCGTCAGCTCGACGGCGGCGCCAGAGACGCGCGCTTTCAGCAGATCAAGCCGTCCATTCAGCTCTGCCGCGGCCTGCGCCGACTTTTCCGTGACTCCAGATACGTCGCGAAATCTGTTGACCAGATCTCCGAGCGACTGGCCGCCTTCGGACAGTAGCGGAGCCAGGCTGGCCCATGACTTGCCGACTGCCTCTGCCGCAAATGCTGCGCGCATCTGAGGGTCTTCGATCGCTGCGTAGACGTCGGCTAGCTGCTTCAACGCCTCGAGCGGATCCCGGGCGGTGATGCCGACGGCGGCGAACTGCTCGGCGTTCTTGCCGATGTTGACCGACAGCCGGTTGACGGCGGCGGCGACGCCTTCGAGGTCCGTGCCGCTGGTGATGGCTGCGCCCTTGAGCCCGGCGAGCAGTTCGATGCTGATCGCGGTCGATTTGCTGAGGTCGGACAGCGCATCCTGGGCGTCGATCGCTTCTGTGACCAGCCGGCTGAACCCCGTGACGATACTGCCGATCGCGACTCCGGCAAAGACGTTTCGCAGGGACTCGCCGACGCCATCAAACGCACGGCTCATCTTCGCCGCGCTTTGTTCCGCCAGGCGCGAGACCTTGCCGAGATCGCCCTCGATGCCGGCCAGCCGGGCATTGATGTCGACGGTGAGTGCTGCAATGGCCATCAGGATTCTCCGGCGGTGCGGTTGTGGTCGCGGATCATCAGCAGTTGAAACACGAGCGGCTCAAGGTCATGGATGCCGAGCAGGTCACAGACCATCGGCAGCGCTGCCCAGTCGAGCCCGCCCATCATGTTCCATGCTTGCAGCGCCGGCTGGGCGCTGGCAGGCGGCGTGCGCCCTGACTGCACCTCCCGAGGGAGCGCCGAGTCGTCCAGCCAGGCGGTCAGTTTCCCAAAATGTCATCGAGATTTTCGCAATGACGTTTGAATGCCTCGACGAGCGCCTCAGCCACCTTGGCGAACAAATCCGGCCTGTCTGCCAGCCATTCTGCGCAGGCCTCGGCATCAAACGGCAGCGGGTGCGGGTCGCCGTTTGGAATGAGGTCCGCCTCGGTGACGCCTTCCCAGCCGCTGACGAGCGATAGGATCCCGCGCGCCGGGTTGCCGTTGCGGATTCGCTCTTCGTGCTCGAGCGGCGTCGGACGCTGGGCGATGAGCGTAAAGTGGCCGCATGGGATGCGGACTTCACGTGCCCGACGCAGTTTGATGGCGAGTGCACTCATCAGGAGCTGTAGTACGTCGGGGTGCCGTTCATCGTGATGACCGTCGGCGTCGTGACAAGCTGCTGCGCCGAACCGCCGGGCAACAGCGCTGCCGCCACGTATCCCGCGAATAGCATGACCTGGCCGCCGCTTCCAAACGTGAACTTAAAGACGCGCTTCGCCTGGTTGTCCGATGCCGTCTTCATGGCGAGCAGGCCAGCGTCGGAAACGTCCCAGACGTGATCCATAGCGAAATTGGTCGCTTCTGGCAGACCAGGAAGCTGCGTCTTGGCGTTGCCGTGAATCGTCGTCGAGTCGATGAGTTCGAAGTTTCCGCCGCTCGACGTGATGTTGGTCGCCGTGGTGATCGACGTGCCGAGCGTGACCTTCTCGGCTGTCCCGCTGCTGAAGGTGTCGAACGAGGTGGTATCCACACCCTCGAGCTGGAACGTATCCGTCGTCACGCCGGCGACGCGGACGGCCTTGTCGTTCAGCTGGTACATGCCGCTGATCGACAGGAACACGATGTCGCCATTGCTGAAACCGTGGCTGGTCGATGTCGCGACCCCAGGTGACGCTTTGGTGATGCCGGTGATCGTTTTCGCCGCCGCCAGGGCCGACTGCATGGCGACCGCCACGTTTTTCCAAACCTTTGCTGTTGCCATTTTGCTGTCCTTTCAAATTTCAGGTTGCGACGAACCACGTCGACGAGATGCTTTCGACGAAGAGAGAAAGATCTTCGTCTATTCCGCTGATGCGGTTGGTTTTGGGGAATTTGGCCGCGACCAGCGCGGCCTCGATCTGCTCGGCAACGGCTGCTGCACTGGCGCGTGTCTTGGCCCAAGCGTTGATCTGCAGGTCGGTGAAGTCGCCGAAACTGCCGCCGTGCACGGTCAGCACCGGCTGCGTTCCGGTGCGCGTGTAGACGACGGCCGGCAGTTGGTGATCTTCCGGCAGGATGTCCGGATAGATGCGCGTGCCGACCAGGGCGGTGAGCCCGGATGCCGCAGCCAGGACGGCATAGAGCTCGGTTTCGGCGCTCATGTTTTGGTGTTCAACCGGTTGATCTCCTCGCTGGCGACGCTGATGAAGACGTCAGCGGCTTGCGGGAGCTTATTGGCTGCGGCGGACAAAAACGGCTGGGCGCGCATCTTGCGCGTGCCGAATTCGATGAATCGCCAGTAAAACGGATCGTTCGGGTTGCTGGATCCAGCCGGGCCAAGTGCCGCTTTTCGCGCTGCAGACTTGGTGCTCGACAGAACCGACTGCAGCGGGCGGACGTTGATGAACACTCCGACCATGCGCTGCCGGGCAGCGATCTTGCTGCGGCGGACGGCGATGGCGCGCTTGAGGACACCTGGTCGGCGATTTTTTGCCGGCTCGCTGAGGACAGGGGCCCGGGCGCGCGCTTCGTCGCGAATGACCCGGCCGGCGGCGCGCAGGGCCTTGCCGACAGCGCGCTTGCGGATCCGGTCCGGCATCTGCTGCAGGGCTGCTTTCAGCTCGTCAAGCCCCTTTACTTCGACCTCAAACGGTTTGCCGTTCATGGCGCGATTCCGTTTCGCATGCCGGCGACGGCGAGGATTTCCATGCTGTCTTTTCTGGCGTCCGGGTCGATGATCTGGGTGATGTCGTAGGGCTCGCTGCGCCAGAGCAGCCGGTGATCGCGCTGCAGAGCGGCAAGGTAGCGGATGCGGACGCGGATGTCGCAGGCGTACTGCTCGCTGTTTGCGGCGAAAAATTCGCGGCCACGAAGCGGAGTGACTTCTGCCCAGACGGCGTGATCCGTTGTGCTGGTGACGAGGTCGGCCCACGTGACGACCTCTTCGCCGATGCTGTTGCGCGTTACGGACTTTGATTGCGGCGTCACCCGCTCGCGCATCGCTCCAGCCTGCAGGACGGATGCGCCAGTCACTGATAGACCCTCTCCGGATCGAGCAGGGAGTTGATGTACGGCAAACGGGCCTGCGCGCGGTCGGTGGTCGCTTCGCGGAATGCGTACATGGATCCGATCATCAGGAGCATCCACTGCTTGATGCACTGCGGGACATCTGCCGCGGCGCCGTAGCCGGCGGTGAAGCGGATGCGGACGCTGTTGGAGAAGTCGCGAGCGATGGGCCAGGAGGTGTTGTAGGCGGGATACACCCAGCCGGGGACGGTGGTGGCGTCGAGGACGTAGGCCGACGGAGCCAAAACGGCGTCGACGCCATCCGGATCGAGATAGGCGATGCTGGTGATGGCGATCGGCCGGAACTTGCCCAGC